AATTGGCCAGGTTGTATCCGGTTATAGTTTAGAAACTAACCGGATGCAGTACTAGTTCATGCCGGTTATATGAATCTTCCGAAAATGTAACATAGAATCCTTGGTTGCAATTACCACTAGCAAAACCTGTGTTGTACAGTCCGAATTTAACTTGCGCATATTCATCAGACCATGTTTTTAAAACATCGTTCTCCCAAATTTTGTTTTCATATCTGTCATAAAGCCCCGTGAACTGGCAGAGGGTTTCTGGATTAATTTCCGTGTATTCCCATACCGTATGACTATCTACATGGAAGATTAAATGTTCTTCATTTCCTAAAAAGTTACGTCTTTTCTGATAATATCCCTCAACCCATTCATCGTCTCCAACCCGCTTTGCCCTGAAAAGAATTTCTCTCATTCAACTCTACCACCTTTTATAATATCAATGGCTCTATCAATTGTATTTGCAATGTTTTTATAAGCACAATCTTTATCGGCATCTCCCGTATTTGCAATTGTTAAGAAGTATCTCATTTTTAACTGTTTCAACTGCTCCACAACCTTGTCCACATCAAAAGCTGTCGGCTGTTCATCAATCAATCCAGATATGTATAAATCTACATCTGAACTTCCAAGAGAATTAATTATTTTATCTGCATCAATCAATCTCATTCTTTATTCCTCCCAATTAATACGCATCCACTAAGTAACACCATAAATAACAATTCTAAGGTTACTGTAAATTCATCCATTTATTATTCCTTATTTTTATCCGTATAATATCTACCAAAAACCATATTAAATAAATAGCCTAAAATTAATATCCTCTTTAATTGATTTGGAGATACTGGACGTAAATCCATAAATGTACCTAAAATTTCAGTTGTTTCAAAATCCATCATATGATAATCGCAACTATTTGGATCAGATATTCCATGTGTAAAATATAATTCATCTTCATCTTGCATTCTTTGTGATTCAAAAGTTTGTTCATAAATTAATTTATAAACAGACATTGGAATTTTATCAAATAATTCTAATTCAAACATATTTCTCACCTCATGAAAGACGCATTTTATCGTGTAATAACCTTAAACATATCGTCTACTGAGTCAAGTAAATCATATCTTTTATCAAACGGAGCAGTAGAACTCTGAGCAAATTTACGCTCTACCATATCGACATAATATGTAACTTTTCCGTCATCGCCCATATAAAACTCATCCCATTCTTCCTGAGTTAATAATCTTTTTACATCTAATTGCTCAATTGCAAGATTATCGAAACTTACAACTTGAAATTTCTGAATAATATCTTCAAGATTTTCATATAACCATTGCTGCTTAGTCTCAATATCATTCTGTTCTTCTTCAAAATACTCATTACCTCTACGCAAATGTTTATATCCAAGAATTAACATCTTTAAATTATTATTCTCTAATGCTTTTATATCAGATGGTTTTAATACGCCATTAATCACATGAATAACTGCATTTGGATATTGTTTTATAAGTTCAATAAAATGTTTTGTGGGATTTACTAGCGAAACGCCAAGACCATAGATTAATTTCTCATCAACTAACTTTTTGATTAATTCATGCTTCTTTTCAAAATGGATCTGATTAACAGTCATATTTGCAATAACTTTTCGTTCTTTTAGTTTCTTTAAGAATGGAATTAAATTAGGATGACTGGTTGCATCTCCACCGCCAATCGCAACTTCTTGATATGGATGTAAAGTATCAATAAATTTTTCATTTAAAATATTACCAAACTTGCCATTTATTGTGCTACCCTCATGACAAAATTTACATCCCATATCACAATAGTTGCAAATTTTAATATCCATGTTTTCAGCAAAACTAGGAATAAATTCATCATCTTTTGTTTCTCTAATTTTTGTTCCATCACTCAAAATAGTTGTCACAAAGTTACCGTTTTTATATCTTCCTAATAATCCCATTCTTAATCCTCCTAATCAATCGTGACCATAATATCCAAATGCAACTACTGTATCACCATTTTCTGTCGTAAATGTATCTTCAAAAGTTTCATAATCAAGTGCACCATACTCATTAAAACGATCATATGTGTAATATCTGTCATCATCATGATGATCTGTATCATCTAGTGGAATTAATTTATCTTCCCAATAATCATAAATAAGTTCTCCATTTTTCCATCTATCATAATCCGATTGTGTACACATTGTAAGCGAATGCACAGAGCTACTATTAGTTTCAAATACTCCTCGTCTAATTTGTCTCTTCATAAAATCATCCTCCTATTAATTATCGTTATCAATTACTAAAGTAATTCCTTTATCAAAAATAAATTCTTCGATTGTACAATTATATTCTTTCATTAGATTATCAATTGTGTCTATTGATTGATGGTCGATATATCCATCAACATTCTTAATTTCAATTCCATCACATTCACATCTTGCTGAAACCACATCATCAATTTTCTTAAAATCATTAGTCTCATATATTTCTTCAATAGAATAACAATTATGAGATTCACCAATCATAGTTACAAGATATGATAATTTTGTTTCTGGATCATTATATTCATCATAACCCCATCCAAACTCACCAAACTCCGTAACTACTTTGTTTGTACATTCGTCAACATGTAAATACTCTGTTACTCCTCTTTTTGCAATTGATAAACTATGCATTGAGCTTGAGTTAGTTTCAAATACATTTCTTCTTACTTGTCTTTTCATAATTTAATTTCCTTTCTCATAAATTTCATAATCATTAAATTCAGGTTTTAAATCTCCGTAAATCGGGTAGCATCCATAATCTGTTTCTTCTTCACCTTCATAGATACACATTCTATCCCTGTAGCTATCGTCATTATCATTACCTGTAATAATGAAAGAATTTCCGAATAAATATCTAAATAACTTTTCTGGATCTGATAAAACCGCATCTACAAAGTCTTGCGTTTCTCCTACGTGGTCAATGTAATTATCACCAATATCATAATAATAATATTCTTTCCCTCTCCACTTATCTAATTCAACTTTTGGTTCTGGAATTGAGTATGTAATATTATGAGAGTTCAAAATATTTTTTAATCGTGCAAGGTTTTCATCTGTTTCACTTTTACTAAAACTAAAAATTGAGGTAATTAAATATGATGCTTTATTATGTGTATCACTATATTCGTCATATCCCCACCCAAACTCGCCAAATTCAAAATCAATATGATCTGGAAGTTTATAATTATCTTTCTTTTTAGTAATGCAAATAGCGTGTGTACTTGACGAATTTGTTTCAAAAACTGATTTTCTTATCTGTCTTTTCATCTTAACCTCCTTGAAAACAACATTTTATCTATTAATAAGTAATTCTTTTGGACAATAAATAATTCTCTTTCCTGCTTTTTGAGCTTTACGAATGGTAGATCAAACACCGCCAGATTTATTGCCGTCCCAAATTGCTAGTAATACATCACACTTATCAACTATGTATTGATCTCTTACGTTATCACAGCCTTTATAAAATTTATCTGATAATTCAACCCATTCAGTTGCTTTTAGTTTTAAAAATTTATAATATTTATGTGATGAGTTATAATTTTTACAAGGAAGAATACAGTGTAATTTAATGCTATTTATGTAATGCATTGACACTCCTGCAATCGCAAATGCAATATCGCTCCCAGAAGCCATTCCTGTATATAAATCAAGTGGTTCATTATTATCTGCACAAGTCTTTATAAATTTACTCAATTCATCTATAATCCAAAACTGAATTGGAGTCCATTTTTCATCTGTTTCATCTTCTGGTAAACCTAATCTTTGATTTCTGTGTCCTGTTATTCCAACTTTCATTTTATACACCTCTATATCTATCTACGATTTCTCTTATAATCTTGTACTAAATTACCACAACATAATGGCAATTCCGCTTTTGCAGCTACATCAACAATGACTTTAAGTCCACATCCTTCAACTTTTTCTTTAATTTTATTCATATTTTCCCAATTCCACTGAATCGCATCTTCAAGACCATGTTCTTTTGTAGCAGTTGTTGTATTAAGCGGAGTGATTTTTACGCAAAATACATTTGGATCAAGACCATATAATTTATCTGGATTAAGTTCCCAACCTGTTCCACAAATAAAATTAAGAGTGATAAGTCTATTATTGTTTGGCATATTATTAAATTCTTTCTTCATTTCTTCAATTGTGACCACATCTGCTCCACCAAATAGATATTTTCTCTCATCTTCATTTGTGCTATTTGTAGAAATTTGAATATGCATAAATCCGTCTAAATATTCTTTTACAGACATTACTTCGTCCTTTAATACATCTATAGGTGATTTCCCATACACTTTAACTTTTGGAAGAATTGTATTATAACAAGGTAAAAATCTATATTCTTTTTTATATGTTTTCATATCTCTCATAACTTGTAGAATATTCTTCCAGTTATATTGTGGCTCTCCCATACGTGCAAATCCAACTTTAATTTTATCGCTTTTAATGACTTGTGGGTGTTGATCAAATACAAATTCAAGTTGTTCCCACATTTCTTCCGTAGAAAGATTTCCGTGAAACCCTAATTCTGGAACTAAGCAAAACTGACAATGTTGTGGACATCCATACTGTGTACTGATTGCAGTAAGCCATTTCTCTTCAAATGGAACTAGGTTTTTCTTAATCAGTTCTACATCATCAGTCATAATAACTTCCTGTGATTTACCTTTTGTGTTTACGTCTTGCATAGATGTTGTTTCAATATAAAAATTCTTTTCTTTATTATAAAGTACATAAACACTTCCACTTGGATAGTCATACTCTTTCACTAATTCAAAATGCTTCATTTAATTATTCTCCTTTACCCACAATATTGCTCAATTTCTTCATACTTCTTCATCCACATCTTTCTATCATTCTCTGTATATCCAAAGAAATACGGATAAAGTTTGTTATTTGTTGTGAAATAATAATGATGATATTCTCCATCTGGTAAAAACATAACACCTGGAATATCAATAGAATCTTTGATTTTTAAGAAATTTTGATATGCTTTTTTATTCCCAAACATTTGTCTAAATGTAATTTGTTTAACTCCAATACTACGCATTTTATTTATGTATTGCAAACAATCTTCTTTAGTCATTCTATCATTAAGAACGTTAATAACTCGTACTTTTGTAGTCTTTTCTATTTCAGGTAATCTTGCTTTTAGGTTCTCTATAGCATGAGAATCGTTTGATTCAATGCTCAATGCAATTTTTCTAAATTTCTTAATTAAATTCATATCATCTGGTAAAATTCTTGTATGTATGTCTAGTTTCTTATTATATTTTTTTGCAAGTTCATACACCTTATCATAAAAATCAAGATTATTCTGCCAATTATAAAATGGATCTCCACCACCAGATAAATTAATTGTGGGAGCATTTGATTCAGAAACACATCTTTCCAAATATTCCCAGTCAATTTTACTTTTATCTGTAATTGCATTTTGCAAAATTGGATGATGCTTTGTAATGCAATATTTGCAATGACAATCACACCCAAAATTGGTAATTATCGTAAATCCTCTATTAGTTTCTGTATACATATCTTCTCCAATTCTTTCCATGAAACTGCCGTTCTATCGTATTTTATAAATACATTCATAGTAAATCATGTAACTTACGCTACATTTATAACTATAGGGGTTAGAACACCCTCTATCCCATATCGACTAATCGCATTTGGGAATACTTTTTTCATAATCTGAAATGAACCATTTACATCACTATTAATTAACAATCCAGAATTGCTTTTGAATAAACCTCTTTGAATACGTCTATTCTTATTATAATTCTCTTTAATTGGATTTTCTTCATCTAAGAAACTTGTTCCAGATGTATAACTTTCTTCTTGCTCAATATAATTAATTCCAACATTTTCACACTTATATTTAAGTTGTTGTAATAATATCTGGTATGGAATCATTATAAAATTCTGATTAGATTTCTTATTCATCCCAGATTCTTGTTTCCATTTGTTGTTTTTACCAACTACTAATGTGTCGATGTTATTTTCAATACACCAACTTACAATGTACTGACTTGTATTGTGCATGTAATTCTTTATTCTCTGAAATCTTTTAAAAGTAATCATATCTAATTTCTTTGACCAATTTTTATTATGTCGTATTTTCAGCATTGATCTTTCTTTTGCAAGTCTTTTATTATAACACTGATTTATGCTTTTAATTCCCTTGCCGTTAATAATAATTGGATTTAATCCGATATTATTTGTCATAGTTACAAGATTATTTACGCCTAAATCAATAGCTGCTATGTTCTTTGATCCTTTATTTACATCTGGAATTTCTATCTCATAGATAATTTCCATCACATAACAAGATCCTCTTGGAACAAATCTAACTTGAATTATTCTGCCTAAACAACGACATTTCCAATTATAATCATTTACTAAACGATTACTTATATGAATTGTTTCTTTATCATAATTATAATGTAATTGGTTATTTGGAATCATCCATATGAACCTTCCGTCTTTCTTTAAGTATTTTGGAAGTTTTGGTTTGCCTAAATATTTAGATGGATTCTTCTTCCAATCTTTAATTGCCACAAAATAAGACTTCCAATTTTTATCTAACAACCTCAATGTGCAATTTGCTGGTTGGCTAAATGTAAGTTTATAATTTTCATGTGTTTTAAATTCTTTATTCATATCATAGTAAATTATATATTTGTTATTATTTATAAATTCCTGTCGCAATACATAGTTTGCTTCATTATATAAATTCTTGGAATGAAAACACTGTTGATCTATAACTTTAAATTTAGGATGATTCCTTTTAATTATTATTTGTTCACATCTTTGTGTTTTAATATTTTTATCACTTCCCTCTCTTTTAATTCCAAACACTATTTTATTTCAAATTTAATAGGTAACATTGCTGTAAATCTACAATCCAACCAAGGCTTATCCTCTGTTTTAAATTTTTCCTTATCCGTTTCGGAAGTTAAAACAAAATTACCTATAGTATAAATTAAAGTATGCCCTGATAAATCTTTTGGAAGCGTTACATTCTTAAAATAAGTTTTAAGATTAATGATGTTTTCTACACATATTTCCATCAGTTCATAAAGATGCGCATAAGTTCCATCAGATGAGCAACGCTGCATTGTAAAATAATCATATTCGGCATCTGGATTATAAATAATTTTTACTTTAAATGTACCTTTATTTAGAATGTTATATTCAAATGTCTGACTACATAAAATAGAACCTGTGATTGCTAATTTTAATGATTCTTCGAGAATTTCAAACGGTGTTTGTTCTTCTGTCAACTTATTATATTTATTATTCTCCATACCATTTGTTCCACCTAATCGGATTCTATCTTTTACAAATTCCAATGATTTTCCCATTTTTTATTTGTACCTTTCCTAATGTCCAATCATTTCTTTAGTAATTTCTTTATATTTTGCTTTATAACCATACTCCCATTTTGAATTTAAAATTGTAAGAACAGAATTTTCTACATTATTAGAAAATCCAATTAAACAGTTTGCGTATCCATACTCCATATCTTTATCGAAATCATAAGGATTTGAAATTTTTACCGTTCTAATTTCTTTTAGCTTTTTAATACACGCATTATGACTATATGGTGATGATGGTATGTCAACCAAATAATATTTTCTATTTCTTCGATCCATCGTTTTTCATTTCCTCCAACTTCTTCTCAGCTTCTTCACGGGTGAGGAATACGGTTTTGTCAAGTTCATTATAATAATTGCAAAATAGCATAAATTGCAGATTGTTTTCTACGATATAAAATTTCTTTTCAGAATCACAATCGCAGTTACAATTATAATTCTCACAATCAATAACTGTTTCTCCAAATTTACTACATTCCGTATATTCATAAGTTATTCGATACACTTTTTTAAATAAATCATCTGGCAATTTCACAAGCAAACCCTGTTTTTCTAAGTCTTTATAAGATTTTAATTCTTCAAGCCACTTCGCAAGTTGCTCATGTTCTTCTGCACATTTTACGCAATTAGCTTTTATATCATCATCTATATAATCAATTGACTCAAAATCTGCACCTCTATAATTCTTTTCCGCTACTTCTTTTGCATGGACAATAGCTTCTTCAAGTGTTAATTTTCCCATCTACTTCACCTCTTTCATTTTCTCCACCGCCAACTTCAAAGATTCAACAAACTCATCATTTAATGTTGCGTGATCTGGATCATGGATAAACTCTTCAAGCGTGTCAATTGCTTTTTCTTCTGTAAGCACTGTAAATTTGTCTAATTTTACGATTTCCAGAAGTTCGTCTATATTATTTTCCCAGCTACATATATTGCACAAACGCATCTTGCACTTAGTATTACTTGCGTCCAATACACATTCTGAACAATTACGGTTTTTGCAATGGCGCATAGCTACAATGCGTTTAATGAATTCTCTCGCTGTCATTTCTTTTGTTCCTAGAAGCTCTGACGCTTCGTAGAAAGCATAACCCAAAGAAATTCCACTTCTTCTATAAATAATATTATCTGATGAGAATTTTAAAATATCTGGTAATGTGTATTGTTCAAATGGTTTACAATCATCTTTTTTATACCAGTGAAATCCCTGCTTTTTAGCTTCATTTAACATATTTTCATATTCTTTTCGTGTTTTGACCAAAACACATGTGTTTATTAATTTAACCATCTACTTCACCTCTTAAAATTGTATATCGTCTAAAGTTATATAAATCGCATGAGGAATAAAACAAATAATCATCACAATACATTTCAACAACATTAAGGGTAATGTTGCCATCATACAAAGTACACACCAAATACACGCCCATTTGTTTTTCTTCCACCAATCAATAGGAGTCCCGTTTATACCCCCGTTTTTATCTTCTAACGCTCTTACAGCAATTCTACTTATTGCAATCAATCGCTTCACCTCTCAAATTCAATCTTCTTACCAATGTATTTCTCTATAATCATATCCAATTCATCAGAATATGTTTTCACAACATAATTGCGGTCAATTTTTATATTGATAATTACATTATGATCGTCTACCCAAATTCCACCAACTGTACCACCATGAACACGAATTGGATAATGGTAAAATCCATCAGTATGACGATAATCTAATAGATAGTGTTTATAATATGGATATTCTCTTGTATCGAATCCTGCACAATGGTCTAAGTCTTCTGTGAGTTTGCAATAATATTGTTTATCATTACCTAAACTATATTTCTCTTTTAGAATCATTCATTCTTCTTCTTTGAATGCTTGTAGTTTGTCCTCTAAATATTCAACTTCATTCTCCCAATGTTCAATCAACATTTCTTCGATATCATCTTTTATATCATCAATATTATCTCCAAATAACCAGTCATCTTCTACATTCATTTCTTTTGATGTATAATGGTAGTATTTTGTATCTTCGTTATCTTGCGCAACGATAGCAATGACGGCATCATCACTTTCGTCTTCTCCAAATGGTGTAAAATATAATGCATAGCATGATTTCCCATATTTATTATTACCAATATTCTTCCAATATTTACTCATATTGCAACTCCTTTAATGTTATAATTAAAACCGTATTTCAACTAACTGTATTTTTCTTCTATACCATCGGCTTCTTTAATAGTAAGATTTCTTACTGCATTAAACTGATCTTTATATGATAAATCGTAAAATTCATATACTGTCATATTTTTTAATTCTTTTAAAGAATACAATTTATTTTCAACCATATTATCATCACCGATAATACAAGCAAGACTAATTCCATTTTCATCTTTATAAAATTTATGATTCTCAAATCCTGTTGCTTTGTCATATACACTATCATATAATCTTTGTCTAAATTCTGAAATCTGACACATATATTCCGCTAAAATGCTATATGATTTTACTGATCCAATTGATGTGTCACCGTAACTCTCTTTAAAAATCGCATCGTCTTTTAAAATATCTGAAACATAAATATATTTCCCATTACTTCTCTCTAACACTTCTTCTGTTTCTTTGTCTGAAATATATCCTTTACCAAGCATCCAGAACAATAATGGTGTCCCGTTTACAATACATTCATTGTAATCAATATAATCTTCGCCAGCTTCTTCCATAAATCTATGGAATACACAATAACATAAGAATGGATCTTTTAGTTCATCTGGTGATTTAATAATATAACTCATAAATTATTCCTCCTGTGAAACTCGTGTTTCATCTAATACCTCTATACAATATGCACAAAAATTCATCTAAAATACAACGAGAAATCAATATATTTCAATTCTTGTTTTGTGCATATTGTACACGTTATATCTAATATTGTTTTATCAATCTTTTAATAACTGTGTTTCTCACTTTTTTGCTAATTCTTCCAATGATTCAATTGAATTTAGTTTATCTTATCAATATTAAATCCACTACTTTCCAGAACATAATCCTTTTGTTTTAGAAAATCTTCGTAATTCATTTAATCTCCTTTTCATTATTTATTATATTTCTCTATAAAATCTAATTTTCCATCAGATTTTAATTTCTTATATCTAATGAACCAATATTCATACTTGTCAAAACTTGCTATTGTTTCATATAATGTATAATCAAATGGTTGATGTGTTTCACTTTGAATTATTGTCGTGCATTGAGCTTTTAATATATCTAAATTATTCCAAGCTGAAAGTCTTATATCGTATATGTAATCTTTACATATATAATTGTACATATATGGTGTATCAAAATTTAATATATCTTCATATAGTTTAGCCTTTACTTCGTAATAACAACGCACTTTATAGTAAATATTCTCTACATCTTTTCTTGATAATTCTTTTTCATTCAATTTTTATACCTTTCTATAAAATCTAATGCTCCATTAGATTTTAATCTTTCATATTCTTTTATCCACTGACGAGCAGTATATCTATTGTTATTTATATGCTTCCATAAGTTTTTATCAAACGGCTTATCGCATTCACAAATAAGCACATGTTGACAAAATAAAAATATTTGACGGGAATATTCGGCAGAATAGCCACGAAATTTAGGATTTGAAATATATGCTGAGTCATATAGATAACTGTCAGCTAAAAAAGAATCATATATTTCAGTTTTTGCATTCCAATAACAACAAACTTTATAATACAAATCATTCATTTTATCTGGTGGATGTAAGTATACTTGACTTCTCCATTCATAAGGTTCTAACATTGATAAATTCTCCTTGTATTTAGTCATCTGGATCAAATTTCAATCTTTCATAGAGTTCATCATCCACAGCCAATCTTAAAGCAAAATCACTAAACTTATCTCTACATGAAGAACACAATAAAACTTCTTTTGAAAGATATTTTGAAAAATATGTACAACCAGACGTTCCATATATTTTTATTGGTATACAATAAGATTTATTATTTGTTTCTTTTCCACATATATCACAATAGTATTTAATCATTCATGTAACCCTCCTTGAAATAAATTTTTCATCATGTAAAAACATTACAAAAATAGTTACTATTAAGGGGATGCTCATTATACTAACAACATCTATATTTCTTTTACATATCATTCCAGTCATAGAAATTGCTGTACATACAATCCACATAACAACTAACAAAATTGTCGTACATGTAATCATTCCTTCTCCTTCACAATCTTCACAGGATAACCAAGAGCTTTTTCAATATCTTCTAATGTCATTTCTTTTGGTTTTTGTTCATGCTCTATAGTATTATTTAATAGCCATAAATTATTTTTGAATAATCCCGAAATCGTACATTCACCAGTTAAGCCATCTTGTTCAATATTTACTTTATCTATTACATCATCCATATCACCAATTACAATGTTTGTAGCATAAATATATGAATCTCCAACATCTAATTTGATATCTAATAGAAACAGTTTATCTGATTTTTTAAGTTTCATATCTACAATTTTAACTAATCTCATTCCAAATTCCTCTTTTAAAATTTTTGTTTTTGTCATAATGTCTCCTTATATAAAAGCATCCGTAATAACATCTGAAAGATTTTTTAAAAGTTTATCAACTCTATTTTCATTCTTCTTTCTTACACGTTTTCTCTTATGATACATTGATAAACTACTACATTTAACAAATTGCTTACTCAATTTCGGTTCTTTACTCATATATTTCCTTTCAACCAAATGTAATTACTCCACCTGGATATTCTCTAAAAAATTGTGATACTCGTTCTAATTGTTTATCCGTCAATTTAAAATATCTTTTTCGTAAAAATCTTCTCAAATCTCTACGACTTCTAATAATTCTTCGTGGATAATTAGAAATCCTAAATGTGTCATGGTATTCAAGAACATCAGTATATAATTTTGAGCATTTTCCAATTTCTTTATATGTCTTATCTATGCCTGAACCATATCCTAATTGCCACCAATAAAATCCATATACACAAGGAATATTTTCATTATATGATTTCATAAGAAGATCATATAAATTCTTATCATATAATCCAATTTCAATATTCTTTTTAGAATCACCTGTTAAATAATATATTTCCTTTGGTGCGTTTTCTTTCATTTTCTCAAATTCTTTGTCTGTAATTGGTCTACTAAACCAAGTATGACATCCCATATTTAATTCCTCTCTTAATCATGATTTTCTTTACTCAACTCTTGTTTATATCTTCTGTTTCTCCTTTTATTTTCAATACTTTGTTGTTCTTTTAAAAGTTTACATCCATTGCAATTATTTCTATTTTTACAGAACCAACAATTATCAGTTTCTAAGAACCACCAGTAAGGTGGAGACGGACGATGTTTTCTTTTTGCTTTGCCTATTGAGAATCACCACCTTTGATACAATGAAAGATTTCTTTCATCATTCATCACAATAACCTTCATATCCTGTATAATAATTTTCTTTACATTCTTTGCACGTATATCCTAGATGTTCTTTTATATATTCGCATCCTTGACAAGCACAAGCTTCACACGTCATTAGTTTTATTTCTTTTGTCAATAACAGATCATGTTCTTTTAAAAATTGTAATATATAGTAAATAGAACTACTATTAAATGAATTTGAATATACCCAATCTGAAATGAATGTTAAATGAGTAATTATATTATAAGAATGATTGTATCCATCTAATCCTTTAACTAATTCCTCTAATTCAACATAATATTTGGGACAACGTTCTTTATATAAAGATTTCCATTTTGCATTCAATATTTTTCTCTGTTTCTTTTTACAATCTGCTATAATATCGTTTAATTTATCAAAATCATTTATATCATAAATAAAAGAATACATTTTGAAATCAACCTTTCAATATCATCAGATTCTCCACTCATACTCCAAAATCGTAAGAAATTATACTGAAAACATTCAGCAGAAAAGTCTGAATAACTCTGCAATTTATCTGGTTTGGCTTGCGCCCTGTAGCAATGATTGCGTTTAGGGCAGTCATTGCTACGACACATAGTAATATCAGGCATCTTTATTACCATCTTTCTTCTTACGTTTTACGGAATCAGCTTTAATTTTAAGCTGCTCGTTCTCGATTTTTCTCATCATTCCTCTGAATTTTCCTGTCTGTTTGCTTGTAATTCCCATAGTGTTTTCTCCTTTTCTTATTATGAATTAAAATATTTTACAATCTGTTTGCCAATCCAACGTCCCATTGGAACAGCAACAGCATTACCAATCTGTCTATAAGCATCATTATCTGTTCCACAGAACTCAAACCAATCTGGAAAACCTTGCAGTCTAGCATATTCCCTTACTGTATATGGTCTAATTCTCTTTCCATCTTTGATTAATCTTGTTCCTTTATCTTTTGCGTAATGCGCTACGCATGTTGGAGCAAGATCATCATTATCAGGATCTGAAACAATTGGTTTATCTCTATATTTTCCATTAATGCGGTTATATACATATTGTGGAATATCAATCGAAGCATCCTTTTCAATAATATCTTTAAGTCTTAATGGTTGAGAATCAGGATAATCAAAATTGGTAAATGGTTTCTTACTTCCAATTAGAATCAATCGTTTTCTTTCTTGTGGTAACCACATATTTGCATTAATAGGACATTCAACTCTCACGTAATAATCAGGTAATTTTGTCAATGCTTCCATAACTACTTTGAATTTAAGCATTCCAGGAACGTTTTCTACTACATACATCTCTGGTTGTGCTAAAGAAATATGTCTAAAGAAATGTAAAAATAAATCATCACCTGTTCTTGTACCTGAAATATCAGCAATGGTTGAATATCGTGTACATGGAAATGTGCCAATATAAACATCCGCATCATTCTGATCGAGAACTGTAATCTGTGTAATATCTGACTCATTTACATGATGTTTGAAATTCTTTCTCAGAGTATCACAACACTTTTTATCTATCTCATATGATTCAATTATGTTAATTCCAGATTCCTCTATTCCTAAATCCATTCCTCCTGCTCCACTAAAATAGCTTTTAGCTGTTATTTGCATCTTGTTTCTCCTTCATAAAACTAAATATCCAAGCTATCATATCAACAGTCCAACCGTTACCAATAGCTTCAAATCTTCTTGTTTTCGGCATTTTCACAATGCTTCCATCTTCATTCAACCCAAACTCCGTATATCCATCTGGTAATGTTTGAAGTCTTTCTATCTCAACAGGACAAGTTTTCTTATATGTCTCTCCACCTAACCAAACGTTGAATTTAGTTTCAGTTCTACATCTCGGAACTGTTGGTGCTTTATTATCAAGAAAATACATCCTATCTTGCTGAGAAAAATGTCCTTTGCCACTTAAATCATATTTTATGTAATTCTCACATTTGACTAATGTATTTCTAATACGATCATCAAACTGCTTAATTAGTTCAGAATCATTTACAATCACATCCTTTACTAAAATTCCTCTATTTTCTGGTTCTCCTTTTATTGGAATATTCGTCCAATATAATCTCTTACGCCTCTGAGCTGAAACTAATTGACTGTCTAAAAGCACAGGTTCAACACAGAGTTCTTTTGTGATAGCAGCTTGAATTTCTTCACCAATTCCATAATTATTTTCGTACAAAAAATATTTTGGTTTTGATTCATGTAATGCTCTTACATATTGCATGAACAAATTCCATCCTTCGCCATCAGGTTTTACTTCTCTTTTCTTCTTAGCAGTTTTAGAACACTTTGAAGAAGCCCAGAACTGGCATGGCGATCCACCAATTAACAAATCAATACCATCATATTTACTAAAATCTTCATCAAAAACATCGCCACATTGATAAATGGATGGATAATTATATCTACTTATCTTAATTGCATTCTGTTCAATCTCATAAGCATAGTAATCTTTAACCTTAAATCCAGCTCTATCCAATGCAATTCTGCCACATGATATACCATCAAATAGACTTAATACTCTTAATTCATTCTCCGATAAAATATTATTTTTATTGGATAGTCATGAATGTCCGATTTACGCAGCATTACAAAGTTTATAGAAAGGAATTTAGGTAAATTCTAGGATAAAGTAGTTGTACAACTCCCTATAAATAAGGGAATTTGAGTCATTTAGTTGAAAATAATATTTCTTTGTTTCTTGGAATAATTTGGGTGATCACCCATAGAAATTTACTTGATATGTATTAATCATCCCACGAATTAGGATTCATAGGACATTCAGGACATCTACAGACTAATTCTCCATCTTCGTCCATGTAATAATCATCACCATAACCACTACATTCATAGCAGTAGTCATATGGATCTTCTTCATAATCATCACACATAATTACTCACCTGTATATAACTCTGGTAATGGCATCCAGGCAACAACTTTACTCATAACTTTCATTCTTCTTCCACCTGTGCCATATGTATACCATTCTATTTCTTCTTTATATTTATTATTTTTATATATTGTTCTTATATAATAAGCTGAAAATATTTCATTTCGTTTTGTTTGAATGAGAACATTTTGAGATCTATATTCTTTTCTAAGTGAACTTTCATTTGATAATTCACTATTTGGTAGTATCTCTTTTACTGAAATCCAATCATTCTTATTCATCTTTCACCTCTAATTTTTTCAAATATTCAATACTCCAAGGTTCTTTATTTTCCCATTTAATGAAGTTAAACATATCACCATACATATCTCTTGATACATAAAAATAATTACTATCATCAGTTATCCAATATTCATTCATATTCATAGAATTACGTCTTGGTTTATTATAGTAAATATAAAGATCATTATTGATATTTCTTGCAATATATTTGCAACTAGGTAAAAGAGCATCAAGAAATTTCTTTTCTCTTGATGTAATTGTAGGTTTCACTACGTATTCCGATTCAACCCATCGTATACGCTCTGTATCATCACAATAGCCCCCATAATCATCCCCTTTATGAAATAAACATTGTTCACAATTAATATCCCTACAACAAACAACTTTATTATCTTTTGTTACTGCAATTACACCACCATTACAAGCAATGTTCAAAATTTCTTTAGCAAATTTCTCTCTATTCTTCATAAAAATCACCTCAATATTCTCTTTGAAATGCCAAATTCATTACTATTCAGTTACTAATCCAATACTCTGAATAACTCCTTGTTTAAGAAATTCAAACTTTCCGTCAATTACAAGTTCTTTACTCTTAATATAGTTTTTAAATTCTACATCACTCATGTAATACTGTTTTCCATCTTCTCCATCCAGAATAAAATACACCCCTGAATTTTGCCATCCAATACCTTTAATAGTTAGTTTTCCATCATAGATATATGGTTCAATTTCTGTTCCAGATTCATATTTACAATTACGAATCATATTACCATTTTCATTCACTTTTACTTTCTTAGCTTTATTCACTACTTACCCCTCTCATATTTCATTCTTCTCTCTACTTCTTTATCATTTTCCTCATCATTAAAATATTTGTAAGCTAACATCATGGGATAATCAGAATCTTTGGCTCTTGGATATAACATATATTCACACCAATTAACTTCTCCATCTTCTTTAACCCAGCTTGTACCTTCAAATAGATTCAAGAAAACATTTTGATATGAATATTTTTCATTCTGTACACAATAATCTTTGATGATCGTAGATTTGTCATATCCACTGATTTTTACAAGAATATCATCAATTACGACTCTTTTACCTAATCGCACAAGCCATTTAATAAACTCTCTGTACGTCTGATTAAATTCTCTATCTCTTAACGCAGCATCTACGACTAAGATGTATTCATCTTGCGTACGCAACATCCCTCTACTTCTCGTTTTGTTTCCATACCAATCAGTTAAATTATTCGTTCTTTCACCAAATTCATCACAAGAACACGAATTGTTATGACCATTTTTCTGAATCACATATACATCCATATCTTTTTCTGAACCAGAAACTATCGGTAAATGTGACAAGACGGTATCAAGAATATATCTTTTCTCTGCTTGTGTGCGTCCTATGGGTGATACTGTTATCGTTCCTTGTATGTAAGTCCAATCTGACATTATAATCACTCACTTTCGTTATTATCTTCTGGTTGATTGAAGTAAATTCTGTCGATAATCTCATATACTTCATCAACATCAAATGTTTCTACTTCTGGAAAATATTTTCCGTTACAAATTCCACCGTGATAACGGCTTGCATTATTATTTAACCTATCTATTAATTCATTTCTAAATTCAACTGTTGTCACTTTATTGCACCTCCTGAAAGCAAGATTTCATGTATCACTATATTCTCTGTTTTAATAATTTTTCAGTACTCTCAATTCTTTCAAGTAATGCCTTGTTATATTCATCAGGGATATGTCCTTTTAATAATCCTAATACACAAAATTTAATATCCCCTATTTCTTCCATAATTGTCATCTGGTTTTCTAAAATTTGTTTAAATGCTGAGTTCATAAAATAATCCTTTCTATTTTAATATTAATTTTTAATTATCCACTTTGGAAATATCGACTTGAACAAGTCATAGAAACATGATATGATATTCTACATAGATTACTGGTCTTGATCTATTACAATAACTCTACTGATTGTCCACAATGTCAGTGGAGTTTTCTTTATGTACTGCAAAGCTATTAATATACTCTCTAAACTCTTCAAAATCATCTTTAGAAAACACAGCTTCTGCATAGTAATAATCTTGATTGAATAAAATTGCAAAGATTTTTCGGAACTTTCTTCCTAATGTTCTAAAGAATCCGTTATCCTGGTCACGATAAAAGTTACCATTCGTATATGCCATATACATATAATCTTCAAAATCTTTATCAATCTTAAAGTGGATTCCATCATCACATCCACATCTACAAGTTAAAATCAACTCTTTACCATCTTCTGTTCTTAAAACCGCCACCGCTATATCCTCCTAAATCTTCAATAGTTAATTTCTTTCCTGTCAAAACTTTCCAAACATAATTCTGAATACGTTTTTCAATATGTTCTTTTAATTCTTTCTCTTTATCCATCAGTAATCTCCCAAATATCCCGTGATAATTTCTATCATCCATAACAACACATACCATACCACAGGAGCTAAAAAGCATTTTAACAGCGAAATTATCAATAATTTGACCGAAAATACTCCTGCTGCAATGGAAAATAACATATGAAAGACGGGTTTTATGAACAAAAATCCCCATGAAATTATCACATTCGCCACCATTCCACCAAGAAAAACGATCCAACCTAATTTCCTACGAAATTTATGTATCTTTCCTTTATTCATTATTCTCCAATCAGCTCCTTGTATGCTTTTAATTTCTCCGCTAACTCAGGATTATCACTTGCATACATCTCATATCGCTTTGTCTGATCCATCTCTGTAATCATTTTATCCATCTGTTTCTTAATCTTATCTGCTTCTTTCTTACGTTCAGCTTTCTCTTTACGTTCTTCCACACGTTTATCATATGCTGATGTATCAACTTTGCAGATAACTTCTGCGGTAATACTTGCATTGCATTCCTCTGGTGTAAGAATTTCCTCGATTGTAAGAACTCCCTTGTTTGCTCCACTTACTACAATTTTGTCACCTGCTTTATATGTTTCTCCATCACTATAAATTGCGTATGAATATTTCTTTTCGTAGTATCCTTCTTTTGTTACTGCAACTGCCTTATATCCTTCTAATTTTGCCATGTTATCATTCCTTTCGATTATTATAATATCTTTTTTATATACATCAAAAATTATACCATTATCAAATTCAATTTGTACAAAGTTTGGATATTCTTCAATAACTGTAGCTTCTTTACAAAACATACCATAAACATTGCCTATATATTTAACCCTACTCCCTACACAACTCAATTATTTACACCTTCTTTCAATCGTAACAATAATTTTACGTGGGTATTGTCGTGAATATCGACATCGAAATCTTGTTTGATTTTACTAGATGTGAATGGTAAGATGTAATCTTCAAAATATATAATTTCATATTTATATGTAGGAATTTTACTAAGTAATTGTTCAAGAGTAATTGGAAAATAGTTTTCTCTCACTTCTCTATCCCAATTCTCTTTATATCTATATTTCATGAGATAATGAATCAAATTCCTGTTATCTCGTAAACTTCCCCATATTGATTCATAATCCATTATCTGTAATTCGTCTGCTCCCATGATTACTTTTGTATAATCATTAATATCGCTCTGCCTATTGACTGATCTACTTACACAAAAATCTCTAATAGCTATGTATCCATAATCATATCCAAAAACATTATTCCAAAACTTATCAATTCCATTAATATTTGAATAAGAATATACTTCATGAATCACGCTTGATAAATTTAATAATGTTTTATTTGGGTTATTTTCTTTCAAAGATTCTTTTAAATCACTTACATATTGAATGTTTTCTAGTTCATGAGGTGTCCTTATTCCCGCAAGAGAAATCATATCCTTGCTATTATCATATCCTATATATTGTAAATCTGGCATTTCACTATTCATTTCTCTAATTAATGTACCATCAGCACATCCAAAATCAACAACAGTGTTAATCTTCTCAATTTTACTCATCCAAAATAGTTTATCTGCGCTTGATTTCCCCATTCCTGATGTATAAGAATCATAATTCTTAATAGTTTCTTCCACTATTTGCACCTCTTTTCTTCTGCTAATTTAATCCATCTTAACAATTTTTCTTCTTCATGTAACATATCAGAGTATAATTTTCTCACTTGATCCTGTTCCTTATAGAACTGCCTCACATATCGAGGAAAATCATATCCAAATAACCATAGAATTATCTTTCTCTTAATCCATTTCATATACATCACCCATTATAATTTTCTCCATAGATTGCGATTTCTGGTTTACCATTTTCATCTAACACATGATATGGTGTAATGCCACTATAACAACTCGTATCTTGTAATACATATACAATTTTAGTAGTTTTATCATATATAAAATATTGACTGAACGTATATCCACTCAAATGAATGTCCGTTCTATTAATTTCAATAAATTGTCCAAATAATTGAACTTTTTCACCTTTATCATTTATAATTGTATCACCGCTACATCCAGTAAAAGAAAGTGCTAATCCTGCCATCAATAATCCAATAATCAAATTTTTAATTTTCATTTAACTTCTCGCTTCCTCAAGTAATTCTTTTGAATTTTCATCCATATATTTGCTTACTTTAATATATCCATTCTCTGTACTTTTCATGTCAAATCCACGATATTTTACTCTTGCAGGATATACGTTAATAATTTTCCCACGTTTAGAAATTTCAAATACAATTGCCCATCCAAATGTATGTAAAATCATGTTGATCCACCAAAGAAGTCCACTATCTTTAAATTCTTGCCATGTTTTCTTATCTACCATGTCATCCATATTTATTTCCCTTTCTACGATAAATCTCACATTTCATTACAAATCATCAAACAGTAATTCCATCCACTAAATCATTCCATGATTCTTTAAAAAATCCAATATTTTGAATTACTATTTCTTGAGCTAATTTTTGTTTATTATGTTGAATATTCCCTTTTATCACAGATCCATCAATTAAACTACAAACTACCTCTTTATTTTGATACTGAATATGTACATGAGGTGTATTATGACCATTTTCTTTCGTGTGAATAATTATCCTGATTCCAAATTTTGAATAAAGTAAATTAAAATATTTATCATCTTCAAATACATAAATAAAGAACTTTAACCAATAGTAATCCATAATCTCTCCTTTATATTGAATATTAAAATTACTATGAAACCACGCTTTTATCCTGTCTCCTCAAATATATTTCCAATCTGGTGACCAATCATCTTTCTATCCTTTATCTTCTTACATTTCGTGCATCGACATTTACCAATCACAACTTCTAACCCACTATAATTATACTTTAAATGTCGTGGCTTTTCGATTAATACCCAGTTATGATTACACATTAGTTGATCCATCCTTACTATCATATTTTAATAATTCTCCATTCCTATAAATCTTCTGTGAGCATACTTTTTTAATACATAAACTGGTATCAAAATTAGATTTTAATTCCACTTTAGTTACAACAACAGGTGCAACTCCAAATCTTGTACCACAATAGATTACATCACCTTTTTGTAACATAAGACTCATATATCCCCATGCTTGCGGTAATCTCCAAACGTATTCTTTATTGTCTTTACTATTAGGATGTTTTCCGTATACATAAGCAGTTGGTTTTTCCTTGTATGTAACAACGTGTTTAGGTGAAATCAATCGTCCATACTTTTTACGTTGCTTATCAGTATAAGTATGTTTTCTTAATGTCAAACGTTTTACATTACCATATTCCACATCATGATTTTTCAATACTAAATACATTATATAACCATCTACTAAAACATTCTTCTCATCTACTACTATGTACCTATCCTGATTTCCTGTTTTGTTATAGTAATTTTCACATTTATTATATTTATATGTATTTGGAATACTGCTTTCAAAATCCGCAGAAATTTTAATTTCTGAAAGTCTCATGTTCATATGTAATCTCCCTTATTAATCTACTTTCTCTTTAAAATTGATAAATCCTTCTTCTGCACAAATTCCGTCATGTGCTTTCCAATAATAATCTTCATAGAATTTACATCTATTAAAATTACAATGTTCACATTTATGACACGACCTCAATTGTAGCCCCTGTGTTTCGTTTATATGTGATAATGCAATATCTTTAAATCGTGTAACTGATTCTGTTGCCGTTTCCAATAACGCATCGGAATACATTTTTGTTATTTTCTTCTCTATTTTCTCAAATGCACTATTGATTGTTTCGGTATAATCTTCTGGATAAAACAGATAATAGTCATATGCACGTAAATCTGATGCTATTCTGTCCACAATCAAATCTCCAATACGTTTCTTAATATCTTCAACATTATTTTCTCCAAGAAGATAATCGAGTTCTGATAAGTTTTTCTTTACTTCATTTACTGTATCTTTCATTATGCAACTGCTCCTTTATTAAAAGTAATCAAATCGTTTCTCATATTGAGATAGTTCTTTTTTTGATCAATATCATATGTATCAACTCTTTTAAAATAATTCTCAAACCATTCTTCGTAATTTTCATCCTGCATATACGCATATGCGATAACTGCAATTAAAGATTTTCTGTTTACATCATCAAGTAACTTAGACTGTACATCTTTTGTAATGGTATTTAAGTCGTCTTCATAATAAGAAACATCAATGTCTGTTACGTTCTTATCAACACATTCTTTCACAAAATCTAATGTATCGTTATCTACTACTTCTCCTTCAACGTGTTCAATTTCTACATTTCCAATTGCTGAATACTCTGTTACTTCTGCAATAATTGGTTTCTCAGGTGATTCTTCAACTACTTCTGTGTCAAATAAATCATTTTCAACTGTTTCTGGTTCTGATTCTTCTGTGATTTCCTCAACAAAATCTTCTATATGTAAATATTCTTTCATCAGATCTTCAATTACTGTTAATTTGTTCTTAACAGTATTCTTATCTTTTGTATTTTTTGTATTAACATCATCATATGAACGTCCGTTAATTTTTTTGCTATGTAATTCACTGATAAATTGTTTCATAAACTGTACAAACCATGTGTCATCCATTCCGTAATCAATAAATTTATCAAACGCCGCAACCCAAATATTGAAGTTGGTAGTGTTGAAAAGTTCTTTTACGCCTTTGTCACATACGATTGCAAGTCTATCAAGTAAGAATGTTAAGTGTTTAAAATCAGATTCATCCGCATTTGCATCAAGGAACTTATATACATCCATAGATTCTTTCTTCCAATCGTCAATATATTTCATAGTCATAATTGCTCTTGAAACCATTTCTTCGGGCATTCCCATCTTTAAACTCTTATTAGTACACTTAATATTATTCTTCATAAAAGTATGTTTCTGAGAAATGTCTTTAATGTGTTTGGATGTTTCGTTTGATACACATGTAATTCCATATTGATTCTTACTCATAGCTTCATGATTGTTATAATTTCTCAAGTGATAATCAATCATTTCCTGAGTACAATCAAAGAATCTAGTTACATTTACATTGAATTTATCAAATCTTTTCTGTAAAAATTCTGGTAAATCCTTATAGTATTTTCCACAAATATCGAAAATCTCAATTGTGAATTTTGCTCTACCGTTTTCGTCAAGCACTTTTTTACCGTTTTCATCATACTCATATTTTCTGTAACGGATTTTCGTAAACTCTGCACCTTTCTTTCCAACTGGAAAACGATTCTCTCTAAATGCTTCGGCATATGACAATCGTTGAAGTCCATCAATTAAATAAGAAATCTTCCCACCATTTACACCAGGTATAACCATCTCACATACGATCAACTCTGGTATAGGCTGATTATTTAATACTCTTGAATAGAATTTGTTTACTTTTTCATCTGTCCATACAAACGGAACACGCTGAGATATATACTCACAATCAAGTTCTCCATCTTGTTTATCCTCAATCAGAGATTCAAGAGTGTATTTATCCATCCTATAACCGTCTGTAGTATCAATATCCATGATTAAATCTTCATCTTTAACAGTTGTGTTCTCCATTTTCTTACTCTCCTTTTGAATCTGATTAAGGTATTTTCTATTTTTGTTGAATAAATTAATCATCTTATTCTCACGAATTGACTGCATACATTGTGTATATGCGTTTTCCGTAAGTTCTAATGACTTCTTTATTTCATGCACAGGTATATTTTCCATTTTCATAAGAAGTAATTTCTTCTGAATATCTGGTAACGAATCCAAAAACAATTGTACTGATTCATTTTCTACTGATATATCCAGCTCTTTATCCAAATTAAAATCAGAAGGAATTACATCTATGTATTTAGATTCGCCATCATCAGTACTCATACCGTCTAACGAAACAGGATAAATATACTGTTTGACTTCTTTATCACCTTCTTTAGTGGTTATAATTTTGCAACGCTTTCCTCTATTCTTCTTTGTTATATAGCTTTTAATTTTATTTTTTATTCCAAAATACATAAAAGAATCAAATTTTTTCTCATCTAAATCCTCAATTCCGTCTTCTAATTGAGTTTTTATGTATTTTGCAATGTATAAATTAGCTATTGAATAGCACTCATCCTTATCAAAATCGGTGATACCACCAAACTCTGAGAGAATTTTATCTACAAAATTATGTAATTTTCTTGCTGAGTTTTCTGGATGATCTTCATTGATTTCATAATAGGATTCCAGAATATCTTTGTAGTGCATTTGTATCACCGATTCCTTTCTGTTAACAGTTGCTATGTAATAATTATTTCTTCTCCCTGGTTATACCTTTCGCATAATCTTCGAGATATTCTTTAGACAAACGTCTGTATTTATATTTAGAATTTGCAATCTTATCAATCACTTTCATGTATTTCCTGTTTTTAAATCTCTCTACATGGTATTGGAAAAGTTTTGCACAATTCCTATTTCTCTTGCATATAGCACGTTGACGTTCATAATATTGCAATAAGTAACTGATTCTACTCATTGACACTGTTCCTAATTTTGTTTCTTCATCTCGGATAAAATGTCTTACATCAAGAATTTTCAGATCATATTCTTTAATAAGATATTCCATATTCTCAATGTATTTCTCTCTATCAGAAATACAATCAATTACCATCTTAAAGAAATTGCCGATTCCTATATCATTCATAGAAAGTTCTTTCTCTAAAGCAGTTTCTCCATGATATGTATAAGGATTATCATACTTTGGATTTCGCTGATAATCTTCATAGTAATCGTCAAGTTCCGCTAAGATACCGTTAATATCTTCTGGTAGTTTTTCTTCTTCAATTGGTTTAGGTTGAGCAGCGATTTCAGAGACTAGCTGAACATTAAAGTGAAATTTTCTCAATGGTTTAGGAAGATTCTTGATAATGTTTTTTGCTTTATCTTCTGAAAATCTTTCTGCAAGTACCTGACCGCATGTTTGAGGACTACCATTTGAATCTAAACGGATATATTGCTTGCCGTTTGTAATTAAGCAATCCAATTTACATCGCCCCTTTCATTTTTATAAACGTTATTTCTCCGTTTTGAATGGAAATTGTGGGACTTGAACCCACGCCCTATAGTTTATGAGACTATTTCTCTGACCAACTGAGATAAATTTCCATAAAATACTTAAAAATGAGTACAAAAACTACGATGAAAGCCGACTTTCATTACATTTTATTTGTAATATTTCTCTATATTTAGTTGTTTAAAATTGGAACAATCGCAGAATCGCTAGACTTTTATCTTGACTTTTAAACTAAAAAGACTTAAACTAAAAATGTATAGCATGAGATTGTACCAATCTCTGTTATATGTGTTGTTTGGTAAGGTTCTTATCTCATATGGTGCGCCAACACCGAGGTAAGAACCTTGCTTTTTTATTGCTTGTGAAGATGTTTATATCTTATACCAAACATTTGTTTGTGTCAATACCTTCACGAACATTTGTTTGTATTTTTTCGATTTTATATTTTCATATGTCCCTTCTCAGCAAATAATATTGTCTTCTCTTTATTTTTATCTTGTGTTTTTAATGTGGACATTATAAAGTTTCTATTATACGTGATTGGAAATCCAGTTGTAATAGCTTTAATCCCACAAGTTACACTTATTGGAATAGCTTCACAATCAGGCGATCTCGTATCTAAATCAAATGAGGAAAATAACACATTTTCGCCACCGTTTTTCTTATACTCAGTTAACAATCTTATAGCTTCATCTACGGACACAATTCTTCCACTCATGCTAATTCCTCCACTCTGATTTTCTTTTTACCATATAAGTTTGCAAGGAAACATTTTTCTACTAAAAGTCTATCCTCTTCATTGTCAATATTTCCCCATTTTTCAACTACATCACGCTTATCAATAGTAAAAATCTGTTCCCCTAAAACCATTGAGTCACATTTTAAGCCATTAGATTTACTAGCTTTAATTACTTCGTGAGTGGGCTGCTCAACCTTTTTGATTTTACTGGTTAAGCACATGACAATCAAAGTAGGAGCAAACTTATTTCCAGAATCATTCTGAATTATAACAACAGGTCTTTCGATCTGCTGAACGTGTGATTTAGCTGATGTATTAACATTTGTTTTGACATAAAGAATATCAAATATATTAAACTCCATCATATCGTGTGTGCAGCTCCTTTCTTTATCTTATGTACCCTATTATATTACTCTTTACAATAACTGTCAAGAGTTATTTTAAAGAATTATTGTCAAAAATAACTTTTTATGATATATTTAAAGCATCACGGAGGTGTTACGTATGCTAAAATTAGATGTTAAAAAATATGTTGATGAACAATTTGACAACTTAAATCAATTTGCAAAAGCTACAGGATTAAACTATCAAGCTGCTCAAAAAATTTACAATGGTGAAACAACTAGAATTACATTTGATAACCTTGAATCTATATGCAAAACATTAAATGTTACACCAAATGATATCTTTATATTTGACGATTCTAATAAAGAATCTAAACAAAATCCTACTCAAATACAAACGTTTCATTCTGTAAAAGTTAAGCCTGAAAGCATTCACACAAATGAAAGTTCTAATGTTGCACTGTACCGCCTTATACAGGAAATTGTTGATAGTAGTCTGAATGACAAATTACGTAATATAGATATTAAAATCCAAAATAAAAGCGATGACGAATAGTCATCGCCTACATAGTTGTTATTTAAAAGCAACCTTTCATCCGATTATTTCAAATCATCAATCAATTTCTTGACACGTTCAATCTCTTCTGTTGTATGTGGCGTTCCACCTGCATTCATGTCAATATACCACTGTAATACTTCTTTCTCTGTTTTCAGATTATTTACATGAATAATTAATGTATTTGTATTCAGATGCCTTGGATCTTCATATTCTCTATAATAAGAATTAAACACTTTAATCTCATTATTTATAAATCTCTGAATGGAAGTTAATCTCTGTAAACCATCTACACAAACAAAATCTTTATATGTATCTGGCTTTATGTTATTCATGTTCCAGTCCATCCAAAATGGATCATTGAAATAGACATCATTACCAGATTTACCACCTTTGAGAAAAAACTCTAACCACGCAATCTGTTGTTCCTCCGTCCATACATGTCCTCTCTGGAAATCTGGATTAAGTTGCAAATTATATTCTTTAATGTTTTCTTCAATCCATATAGATACTCTACGAATATCCATATTCACATGATAGCTTGCATCTCTTGTAAATTGTGGTATATCCTTAAATTTTGTATACTTCATGATATAATCCTTTCTGATCTTAATGTTGTTTCAATCGCAATAGCGGTACACCCAATAACATTTGCTATCTCTTCAAATGATTTGCCATCTTTATACATTTTCTTAATATTTTCAATATCATTATAAGTAAACCAATTTCCCAATTGTATCACCTCACTTGAAAGCTGGATTTCATAACCAACCTAGGTACTTATCATTTCCTATACTGAACTCAATCTGTAATTCTTTAGTTTTCCTTACAACATCTTCAAATGATTTACCTCTTATAATTTCATGTCCAAACTTATCTACAGATAAATAGTATTTATTTGTAGGACATTTAATAACATCAAAAAAATCAAATTTTATACGTTTGGTCTTTCTCATTATATCAAGATTACTTTGTCTCAATATTCAACACCTCACTCAATTCTAATGTCTGTCACATTACCATGCATTTCGTCATATAACTGAGAAGCAATAGTTTCCAAATCATCAAAATAATAGTCCCATAAGTCACATTGGAAGCCATCTGGTGTGTCATTAATATAATATGTAGTGTCTAAATCTGTATCAATTGCCACAATAATACTATCGAATCCACGTTTCTCCGCATCTACATACGCAGAAGTAACTTGCTCTAAAAATTCGTCCTGATCCATAGGTTCATCAAGTAAATCATATCCTACACTAATATTTCTATTTGCATACTCATCTGCAAATTTTTCTAAATCTTCTTCTGTTTTTACCCATTCTGGAACTGTAACGATATCTCCACCGCTTAATTCTACCCATACTTTTATTTTCTTAACCATTTTATACCTCCATGAAAGTCGAAATTCATCATTCTCCAATAATAATTGGCCTATAAATAACATCTACATTCTTTAAAAGTTCCAATGCTTCATCACATGCTTTCCAAGCATCACTTAATTTTCTATATCGTCCTAAATAAATACTACCTTTAGGAGCATAATTAATGTAACTTGTATACATATATTCTCCATTATTTAATATACTTTATTTATTCTCTTTATACCATAAATCAGCAATTGCATGAGTTAATTCAATTTGTAACATCCATGTTGTATTTGATCCAAAGTCTTCATTATAAGCCTTTCTAATCTTGTCTAAATCTGTATCTGAATTAAAGAATCCCGTTTCCTCTACTTTAAGAAATTCTCCATACAATTTTACCAGTTCTTCTTTTGATTTAGTTTCAAAAATATTAACGTGTCCCATATGTAATACCTCCATAAAATCAGTCTTTCATCTGCATTATCAAACTATATCTTCCAATAACTCATCTCTCATACCTTGTAGATACTCCAAAACATCCAATCTACCACCGTATATACAATGAATTTGAGTTAATTTCCCTTGATCGTATAACAATCTAGCAGCCGCATATCTATGCCATCCATCTACAATCACAGCTTGCGGAAGGATTTCATTATTGACACATTCATTATCAATCTCAATATCTTTTATTTCTTCTGGATGATTGATAAAATAAATAATTCTTCCAATATGCCAATCTCTTGATCTGTGTTCTAATACAAGATGATCCAATGTATCTCCATATGGTTCGGATATTTCAGCAATACATTCATGTATTCCAATTGATATATCGTCTAAATCAATCTTTCCACAGAAATCCCATTCCCAGTATTCAGATGGTAGAAATTCAATGAGCCTATCAATTCTTATAATATCCCCTGTATATTCTTCCATAATATACCTCTATTCTTTCTTCTTCAAAATCTTAGTCACTTCGCCAACACTTATACAGAATCTTTTGGCAACATCTTTCTTATCACCACTTCTATTGTAAGTGTTAATAACATCCTCGTATGTAAATTCTTTCTCTACTGGTACATTCATAAAACTATCCATAATCTATATACCTCCAAAATCTTTCTATAATACACTTCTCTGTTGTTTTCATTAATTACTCCTATTCTATCATATCTGAATCATCTTGTGGACATAAATAATCTTCCGGTGTTTCTTCTTCATTCGAGAAAATACACATTCTTTCCTGGTTTTTAAATATTTCTTCATCTGTGATGCAAATATATCTTAAAGTAATACGCATATCAGCATGTCCAAAAATAGTCATAAGCTGTATAAGAGCCTGTTGTTTGTCTGGTGCAGCTAAATAATAACTATGTCCAAAAGTCTTACGAAGTCCATGAGTACCAATAGACTGTTTAATACCTGCTTTTATTCTATTCCTCTCAACAGTTCTATACCATGTCATTTCTCCAATATGTTCACCTTTATTAGAAGAAAAAATATAATCAGTTAACTCAGGAGTTTCATTATGATCTTCTAACCACTTATGCCAATTCTGAATAGCCATCTTAAAATCACTGTCGTATCTTAATTTGACATATTTTCTTTTAATTACATTTCCACATCTATCTCTACGCTCTGTTTTTTCTGGAACAAACTTCTGTGACTTTTTAATTCTCCATCCATCTTCATATACATCTTTCCATGTGAGTTTGCAAAAATCCCCACCACGCAATCCAATATTGATCGCACATATGAACATTGTAAGATTTCGCATAGCGTTCTTTTCTTTATTAACAGTAGTTGCATTATCAACATCTGTTTTAAACATATTGTATACAGATAAAATTTCATCCTTATTATACAAGCATTCCATCTCTGTTGACTTCCCACGCCGTAATGTTTTCTGTTTTGGGAAGTTGTATATCGTTGCTTTCTGTTTTTGATTGATATAACACGGCTGTTGGATTGCTAAAGCTGGCATAATTCCACCTCCTAACTATTTTATTTCTTCCAATATCCATATAAACAGCAATCACCAGAATCCCATGTATCATAGAAAAATCCATTAACACAACATACATAATGATTTGCAACTACTAAGACATATGTGCCATCATTATTCATTTTTGCGAAATGTTCTACGGTAGGACGTTTACTTCCTTTTTTATTACTAATTCCAGTGTATTCATATCCATTCGATCTCAAGATATGTTCAAATCCTGCTTTACAATTCATTGGACATTGTACTTCTCTTGAAAGTTTATACATCATATCATAAGCATCCAACCATGAAAGATTTTCTGCTTTACATATTGATCTTACTGCACAATCTCCAAATTCATCTTTTGTATCTCTTTCATTCGGTTGAAAGTATTTATAATGTTTACTTGTCATTTGATTTTACTCCTTTCTCTTAACTTAACTTGTTGTGCTAGATAAAATAAAATATAAAGAAACTTCAACAAAATGTGCTA